CAGCTCCCTTTGAACAAGAATGCACGCCTCATTGGTAATCTCGGACCCGTGGCGAACATGGAAGATGCCATGTCCATTGCGCCGATCGAAAACCTTCTAAAGATTGCGTACCCAAAGCTCATCACCAAGGCAATGACACTTGCCGAGTGTGACGAGGCGATTACCCAGGACCTCCTGCGTTGTCGTCGAGAGGGACGCATTCCAGAGTCAGATGACCTGTCGGCCATGGATTCTTCAATTCGCAAGATGGATCGCGTGAACCTGCGTAAGATTGCAAATGCTGTACTCGAACCAGTTCGCACTGCGCTCACAACTCAATTGAGGAACTATGACCACGTGCTCGACGCTGAAGAGCACGGGAAGAAGCTCAAGATGCAACTCAATTACATCACGGTGTTGATTGATGCCGACGACTCCATACTGTTCTCGGGTGAGAGGATGACCTCGTTGTTCAACAGGTTGATGATTCTCATGCTTGAGTCAGCGGAAGATATCAAGTTTCTCGGAGAGGAGGCAGGCACTGCCGCCATTCGCGAGACTTTGGATGGCATTCGTCAGACAACGCGAGGTGATGGGGATGACAATCTTCAACAGCTCATCAAGGGGAGGTACAAGACCCAGGAAGAGAGGATTGAGGCTTATGCCGAGTATTTCAAGAAACTCGACCCATGTTCAGCATTCGATGAGACGACTGACGCAGAGGTGCTGTCACGTTTTCACATCTGGTGTGGCGAGATGATTGGATACGTTCACATCGGCAAACTTGAGCGCAATCTTGGTCGGTTGATCGCCTTTAAGATTCAGCGCAGCAACATCCCCGAAGACCAGAAGGACACCGAGTTGTCCCAGGCGGAGCTTGCTATGATTTGCACTGACGTATGGCAACGTGTCATTTCATTGAAACAGACATTGGTCGTTCGCCATTTCGCACGTGCAACGTTTGACTACGCTTTCAGCAAGCTTAAGGACAAGAGTCGTGGTACAGTCTATGACGAGGACATGAAACGTCTCGGTCGCGAGGACGGTGACAGGTCCCTCCGAGATTGCCAGACTCAGATCTACGAGGTCATTTCCGAGGCCAGGACCAGCTCCTATGCAATGGTCAAGGTCTCGCATTTCAAGACTTTCTCGCAGCTTTCTCCCGAGGAAGTGCGACAAGAGATGAAGGCATGGGAGGAAGCGGATTATGCTTGGTCACGAATGGAGTTCGACGACAAGCACATCTTGTATCCTCAATCCCTAATCGAGGATTTTCCCATTGCCAAAGTAGTCTGCAGGCATTTAGGATTGATTCAATCTTGTATCGACATGGGTACAGAGCTTCCAACTCGTGTTGAGAAGACAGAAAAGAGGGCAGGTTCCTTGATTCTGTTGGCATCCGCACTTGATGAGTCAATCTCGGGCAAGCTTGCTGATGTGACGGGTCCTTCCCGCACCGGCGGAACTAAGAGTGGTAGTTCCAATTCCAAGAGCAATCCTGAGCTGTTCAGTATTAGTTCGGATGATGAGGACAACACGCAGTCACAAAAGAGCGCGGGTGATTCCGTAAATGTGACCATTGACCTGTTGCCAGTGGATTCTGGCGTGGGCATTCATGGAGCTGCGTGTGGTCCAGCCAACTCATCGTCTGTGGACAGTTCTTGCTTGGAGGTGAATAGCAGCAATCCGTTCCGAATGGAGAACACGATTGCTAAGGGCACGTCGAAACCAAACTCTCCTGGTGTGCAAGGAGGGCTTCGCTCGGTGGAAATTTCCGCCACCACTACGAGCAGCGTAACCGGGGAATGGGCAGCCCCGGCGAAGCAGAGCGAGGAATGGCTCGGTTCGGCCAGCTTAGGCAGTGCGTGCTCTTCAGAGGTGCCAAATGCGGTGTTTCTTGAGCCCACCGTACGCGGCGCACCTGGATTGCAGCTTCCGTTTGAGGCAGCGCATATTGAGGCTGGTCAAAGTCAGACACACTGCAAGGGAATTGTCGAACCTTGTGAAAGCGTGGGCGGACGTCCCCAACCCGCACGTCTACTCATTGCTGACCTTCTCGGAGCAACAGAGATTCTCCGTGAGAGTCCCCCACAGCACCCACCGATCGATTGGTCGACTTGTCCGGGTCCTGGATGCAAATGTGAAAGTTGTTGGAAGTTGTATAGTCCGCCGCCGTCGGCTGGCCGTGCATCTCCTGCAAGTGTGGGGTCGTCCCCACCAGCATCCACAAAGGGCCAAGGCAAAGGTAAGGGTAAGTCTGGAGGGAAGACCTCTGGTAACCGTCGTGGAAAGCGCGGTGCCGGTGGTACCCATCCATAAATTCAAGCACAGTCTTGAGCAAAGTTAATTCGTAATTCACATTACGGATCGATCACTGCTTTCCGCAGTACCAATTTTCGACGCTTTAATATTTTATTATATCGTTGGAGAAC